TTATTCCAGCTATAACGTAATGTTTAGCTACACTCCAAAACTTCTTTCTATTCTCTTTTTTTTGTGCTTGCTTTTCGGCTTTAACTTTCGCCTTAGCTTGCTTTAATAATTCTTTACCCATTTTATTCTCCTAATAATTACTTAGCACGTCGCTTGAATAGCTATCGTGCATATCTATTTTATATTCTTTGTATTGGTCAACGAAGTCGCCTACTGCTACTGGACAGATGTCTGCTAAATCTAGACCTTCTTCCATTGGGTAGATGACAACTTTACCATCTCGTTTGTAAAAACTGAAACTTCTACCATCTATCGTTGAATAGGAATTACCTTCGCTATCGCAAGACAGATATACTTCTAGGCTATGATCAAACTGTTCCAAATAGTGTATGAGTTCGCCTATCGTTAAAGTTTCCATTAGATTCCCAACCATCTTTTTATTACGAATGGTTGTCCGTTTAGTTTTGTTTTTATTGTTATTGTCATAAGATTTTGCCCTTTCATTTATCTTATACAAAGCATTATAGCATAAGCTATATTAAAAATCAATATCTATTTTATAATTTCATATTCATAGTTTGGGTGGTCTGGTAGCCATACAAGGTCTAATATCTTCTTTTTAACTTTAAATGTGCTGGTTTCAATACCTTTTGCTTCTACTAAAAGATAGCTTCCGTCTGGTCTTTCGCATCTAAAGTCGCATATATAATTAAAAATATCTACCCTCATTCCGTCAGGTAGATATACATATAATCTAATTTTGTATTGTGGAATTATATCAACGAACTCGCCAGCCTTTTTTCTCAAATCTAGCTGGCAAGCGACAGTAGCTTCTAATTTACTATCGTATCGCCTGCCATTATAGACAGTCTTTTTGGCATTATATTTATTACCATATCTGACTGTATAGACCATATTATTCTCTTTCTGATTTGAATATATATTTGACTAATTCAATTAGCCCACTTATTACAACCACAACTCCCATAAATAAAAACTGTAATACAATACTAGCTAACCAAAACGCTGGTATAATAAATATCGCTATCCAAAAAATTGTCCAAAATGCACTCATAATTTACTCCTTAAAATGGTATATTCTTTAATTCTATTTTATTATCTTCGTCTTTATCTTCTTTTTTTTCGTAAGGCTTATTGATAAACAACTTACCGCCCCATTCAGTTCCTACTGGAACACTATCTAGGTTGATTACGATTTTACTTCCGTGTTCACTAACCCAAGCAGTTCCAACAGTAGCATATACGTTTTTGTCTTCACCTGTATCTTTATCTTTGTAGGTTCTGATTTTGGCTCTGACATCTCGCTTTTCATCTGTCATTTGATTTCCTTTAATACTTTTATTAAACTGTTAATCTTTTCTATCGCATCTCTTTCATAGGCTTCTTGGCTATCTATGAAATCGGTTATATGCTCACGCTTTACGACTATAACGTAGTGCATAATGTTATCTAATACAACTCTGTCATCATACAGCGTAAAGTATAAAGTTTGTAGGTTGGGATTGATTACAAAGTATTGAATAACTTGAGCTGTAAAATCTGATGTGCCTATTTTAAGACTATCAATCGGATTATATTGCGGTAGTTGTTTGGCTATGTAGTCTTGTAAGATGCCTTGAATATGGTTCTTAGTATCTAAGCATTTAGCTTCGGCTGCATAAGTTGGCTTATCGCCTACTTCAGCACCATCAGGACTAACTGCTAATTTCTCATCATCACTAAACCACATTCCACAATCTAGGTCTAAATCTAATTTATATTTGTCCTGTGTAAGCAATAGAGCTTCGTTTTCTAATCTTAAGCCCCTATCCCTCTCAGGCTCGCCATCTTTTTCAACAGCGATCCGTTCTGCTATTAGATCGTAGATTCCCATTGGTAGTTTACCACTTCTTGCTAGTGGCTGAACTTTCTTCGCTTTTGTGCCTGTGATTATACCTTTGCGAAGATCTAGCCACGCTTCTCGGTCTTCTGATTGACTTAATCTAACTATTTTCATCTAACTTCGCCTTTATCTTAGCTTTTTCATCTTCTATATTGTAACTTGGCGTGAATGCGATTGTGTCTTTTCGGTTTAAATCTCTACCAAATATCTTGCCGATATGCTCAACTGCGTCTTTAATTGCGTAGCTTTTAGCACTTGGTAGTGCGAGCATTATGGCGTTGGATTTAATCGCACCTAAATCGGAAGCGTTCTTACCTTTATCTACTTGAATTGCCATAGCACCAGTTCCATCTTGGTGTTCCATTTCGCCTGTGATTGGGTGCTTATAATGAACTCTTACATTCACAAAGATTGAGTTCAATAATTGACCAGTATCAAGTATCTCAATATGCCAGACTTGAAATATCTTATCTAGCATTAACTCAACTTTATCTATTGGAATATATTTTACGCCCTTAGCGTATGGGTGTTCTTTAACCCATTGTTTTGGTGGCTCTTGGTTTATAAACTCCAAGAATGAGTCAATAGCTTTAAACTTTTTAAGTTCGCCACTATCTATTATTTTTGCTAATTCTTTTGCCATAAGTGTCCTTTCTTACTTATGTATCAATTATATTATATTGCTAATGAAAAATCAATAAGATAAATGTGGTATAATATAAATGCCAGTAGGTGATTTCTCTTTCCTTGTTATAAGAGTGTCCTTTCAGCCTACTGGTTTTCTTGTTATTTTAAAAGTTCCTGTTTTAATAACCAGCCGAATAATTGCTTTGGCTTACGACCCTGCCTCGCCATTGAACATATAATTCCAAACTTAGTTTCACCTAGTTCTTTATAAGCCTTACAATACCAAGCTGTCATATCGTTTGGATATTCCAAGCTAAGTAAATCTCTGCCTAGTTCAAGAACTCTCACCCTAACTTCAAGATTTGTTAATCTAGTTTCTATTCTCTGAATTGACTTGTTTTTAACTAGTTCTGATATTGGTTTCATAATCGTTTTTCCACCTTTCAAAAATATGCTTGACTTATTATTTTTTTGTAGTATTTTAACTAGTTACTAGTTACTAATTACTATTTACTAGTTTAACTAGTTACTAGTTATTTTAGTTTTTTAAAGTTCACTTAATAGACCTAAGTTGTCTTAGTAAGTTATTTCTATTGCAATCCAGCTACGATTTGATATACTAGTAATATCATTTTCGTTTTGGATTGACCTGCTTTCACTAGCAGGTTTTTCTTTACCCCTATTCTCATTTTCGTTTTGAATAGGTATTTAGTATTATATAGCTTTTTATTTATTTAATCAACTTGATTTAATAAAGACCTGTTTCAAAAAATATATCTTCTTCGTTTTCACTATCTTCTTCCACTTCCTCTAGTATGATAGTTTCATCTACATATATACGTTGGTGTATTTCGAATGCAACTAGGCTCAGCTCACGTCTAATGCGTTCTACACGTTCAGGTGAGTGTGGTATCGTTAATGACTCTTGAAGCGTGTTGTAGCGTTCTACAAGGCGTTCTGGTTGCCATTCTGTATGATTATTTTCCATTATTCATCTAATCCTTTAAAAAACTTACCAACTATTAAAGCCAGTATCACAGTTAATAACATATAAGTTATAATTTTAAAGATTAACATGAACATCTTTCTTACTCCCATCGAGTCTTATTCTTGGACTACCTAGTTTCATCGGTGCTAACTGTTTAGCTTCAGCATAGCTATCGTTCCATTCTAAGTAGCTACCACAGCTCACAAGCGTTTGTTTGCGTTCTATAAATGCCTTATGTGTTGGATCATATTCTATATTTAATACTGGTGCTGCTGATAACGAGTGGTTATGCGAGCCGAGATACACATCACCATTAGTTATAGTTGATTCTCTCATCTGGTCAACTCGATTTAATTTACTCCCAATCAATTTACCACCACCTGTTGTATGATGACAGACTACTGTATATTGAACTCTGTTAGTTTCTTTGCCTCTGTCAATTCTTCTTCCTACTTTAATATCTAAGACACCACAATATTTGAAATATATCTTATCTGTGTCTAATCCAAGCTTCCAAAGAATGGCTAGTGTTGGGTCGTATCCTGAGAAGTCGGCTATTCGCATCTCGTGGTTACCACATACAGCACCTATAATTCTATCTTTTACTGGGTCTAAAAACTCGCATACGGCAGTTATCTGTTCCTCTAAT